CTTACGTTGGCGAGTACCATTGACCTCTGCAGCGTGATCAGAAGCGATGCGACTGGCCTCTGCTGGACCCATATAAGAAGCGTCAGCATAATCAGTTGGCATGGGAATCTCAACGGGTCTGGCACCAATAAAATCGTACTCAGTATCAACAGACTCATCATCAGAAAGTTCTGAACTCTTCTCCTCTTCAGAAAGGACAGAGTCGGAATTTGGTTTAAAAACAGCGGGTGGATCCAAAGCAAAATGAACGTTGAGAACCTTCCTGAAATCCTCAAAATCAAAATTCTCATGCATATTTCTCTCCTCACCATTGAGACTCACGTGGGGTCTAATAGTGGAAATCCCATTGTAAGAGGGTGCCAAATGATAAAGGAAATCACTAAGATAAGAATTGAAAGCGAAAGAGACGACATCGGGACGAAGATCAAGCTCAGATTCAGCAAACAAAATAGCCAAGTTGGCCTCCATCTGTTTCGGAGGAGCAAGTGAAGTGGTAAGATCGCTAGTACACCTCTGGGGCATATCCATGAGCGAAAAAACCATAGTCAACTTGCTAAGGGAAAGTGCAGTCGCTTCGGCGAAAGCAGCTTCATTGGGTACACCACTCCTGACGGCTGAGGGATTCATATCAAAGAGAAGTCTCTCGTGAAGAGGCTTAGCTCTAGTATCAATACCAGCAGCAAATTGGGAAGTGGCAATAAGAGACATAACAGGATCCTCAATAGCACGCATTAAAGGAGTTAAACCGTGTGGGGTGTAAAACAGAAAAGCGAAAAAGAGAGAATACATGGAACGCAAAGACATAGTGTGAGGAAACTGTTCTGCAAACCAGTCCTCAAGCTCGTCGGGGGTGTTACGCTGCATGGCAGCTGCGTTAGATAACAAACCAGTAAAGCCACCACCCTCAACAAAGCGACCGCCATGAATGGCAATCGCATAAGGGTCACCAGTCTTGTGTGCCATCAAAATGACAGCGATGTCGAGATTGGTGAAAATGGGCTTAGTAACTCGTCGAAGAGTGGAACTATACATCAGGACACGGAAATAGCTAATCTCCAAATCAGTTATGCGCTTCAAGCGACAAAGGATGTTGGTTGGGTTTGGGGCGTCCTTAGGAAAAGGCTTGCACAAGCAATGGTGGCAAGTGGTTCTGATCCATCCGGTAACAGGGCAAAACTCAGCAAAGCCAGCACAATAACGGCAATGCATAATCGCTGAGCCACCAGCACAAGAGCACTTAGTGAGAGGAGGTGTCATGCTGAGCTTCAATTCACGAACATTGTAATCGTGGAAAGACCTCTCATAGAAACTTTGGTAGAAGTCCTGTAAGTAGCAGCAAAAGAAACTCATGGACACGTTATGCATCTCTTTCTTGAAACCTTTTGTAACCTTAACCAATTCAGCACCAACGCCATATTCGCGATCATGCTCAAAAGTATAGTTAACAAAAACTTTACACATGGGTTCACCCATTGCAAATTCACCAGAAGCATTGGAAGCACGGACGTAAGTGACAACTGATGCAACGTTGAATAAGGCAGAATTGCCAAGGGAATCCTTCATGTTCTTGACAGTCTGGTTCGATTGAGTGTCGAGACCACCTGCAGGATTGGCAAACTCATCCCTCAAACCAAAGAGATAAAAATTGCAACGCCGTACACTAGCAGGGAGAAAACTGGAGCACCTCTCAAGATGACTCATTTCGCGATTGTCAGTGATAACGGAAGAAAGAATACGAAAAGCATTGTCGCCCTTAACGCCATCGCCATTCTTGGAAGAAATAGCTGCTGCATCATGATTGGCGGCATCGATCTCGGCAGTGTCCATGACCAAAGTGTTCACGTTGAACTTACTAGGGCCAGTAGCGATAGG